GCAGCAGTGCTAACATTGGATGAACGTACTAGAGTATTATAACTCCTATGCACTATGTAGTCAAGTAGTTGTGTAACTTACGATACAGTTTTATAAAACTTTAAGAAGTGAAATTTTTGCCGGGATTTTTTTCCCCGATTTTGGGAATCACTTCTTCTTTTTGTTTTGGGGTGCTTTATATCCCCACAGTTTAGGGTTGATCCTTCCCTGACCATACTCAATGTTCTTTACACCTTGACCGAACTTGTCGTAGTACATATCAAAGATATTGACTGCCTTTTGACTACGAGTCAAATCATAACGCTTTTCACCATCAACCTCATAAGTGACAATCCTTGCATCGTTAGGACAATCACTTGTGTTGACCTGTTCCCAAGTCCCGTTCTCAATCATAATCTCAACTCCATACAGTTTCTTGGAGTTTTCTTTTTCTGATTGTGACCAGGAATACATAGGACTTTCCTCTACTGTTGCCTTGGTAGGCACCTCTGCTACTTCTTTACTCATTACGAACGGTTTCCCCACTGGATATCAGGATATGCTTCGGATACAATATCCTTTGGAATTTTGTACTTAGATTCTAGTTGCTTGTCCTTAATTAGACAAACAATCTGTGCTTCAAGTGGATGAAGACCAGAAAGAATATTGATAAACATAGTCTCTCTACGAAGATTACTGAGACTATCGTTACCACCTTTCACAAAGTTATAGAACTTTGTATATTCTTTGCGAAGAGAAGTTTGTCCTTGGTCTTGTGATCCCAATGAACGAGAACCAATCTCTCCCATCTTATCTACTGCATCATTAATTTTTTCAGTAAGAGTTCCACGGAAACCATCTTCACCGTCAAGTGCAGCATAAGGAACATCACCAGGTGGGAGAACTGAGATAACAGTCTCGTCAAAGTTCCAGATAAAGATAGTTTTCAAACAAGGGTGTGAATACTTTTGAAGCACCTCAACCTTCTTTGCTTTGCTACGCTGCTTACCACATAATTCAAAGATCTCAAATACAAAAGGATTTGCGGGAAGATCTGGAATAGGTTGAGATGCTTTTGTTGCTCTTGGTTTTCTAGTAGCAGTCTTACTGCTCGTCGTCGATTTCTTCGCTGTCGTCATAATAGTTTTCAAAATTGAATGCGATAACCTCATCAGGAATCAGGTTGCCCTGTTCGTCAAACATTTCGGGGTGAGGTCTGGGTACTTCCCGATAGTTCATCATATACTCTCTAGCAGTCCAACCTCCAATTAGTCCCACTACAAGAAACAGGATGGTCAAAAATGAACCGAAGACTAAACTTACTGCTAACATTGTTCTTACCTCTGGGAACTAACTTTTCTTCCTTGCCTTGAAGGAAAACTCGAAATAGATAGTTACTTCCCTCTTGAAGAAGCAAACCATCTTTTCAAAGATTATGTGAAATGGTTTAGATTGCTTCTTACCCCCATTAAGAATAAGTTCAACGCCACGATTAGTTTCGTGACTGTTGTTTTTATTTATGTCTTGATTAGATAACTTTTTCTTCTCTGAGAAACTGAATGGTGTCAACGCATCCTCCTAAATTTTTGCCGTCACAAACAACCTGTGGGAAAGTTGAACCCTCACCAAACTTAGCATAAAACTCTTCACCTGTAAACTCTCTACCAAGTTTGTATTCAACAAACTGTTTACCAGTCATTTCCAATACCTGCATCACCTTATAGCAATACGGGCATCCATTTTTTGAATATACTAAAAATTTCATAAGGAATAGTTAGATAGAAGTCATCATAAAACAAATCTACTCATAAGTCAAGTCTTGACAGACCTCTGAATTATAAGTAGACTAGGTTTGTTGCTTTTGAAGATGAGATATAGCTTAAAAATTAAGAAGGATATCTGATAATAACAACACCAGAACCACCAGCTCCACCAGAAGCGATAGGAGCACCGGTATTAGTTCTTCCACCTCCACCACCACCAGTATTTGCTACACCAGATTCTGCTGGTCTTTGATTTGGTCCTGTGTTAACAGATCCTTGTCCACCACCACCTGCACCACCTTGACCAGCATCAACACGGTTACCTTCGACACCGTGTCCTTCACTACTACCTCCGCCACCACCAGCATATTGGACGGTGGTGCCTGTAATATTGGAATGTCTTCCAGCACCACCTTGACCTGCAAATTCAGCAGCTTGGCTACCTCCTCCACCGTTTTTACCACTATCACCGGCACCACCGCCACCGCCAGCACCTTTCCAAGGACCAGGCGGCGCAGAATTTCCTCCTGGATTTCCTTGTGGTGGACTTACTGGTGGTGTATTTCCATTACCTCCTGGGTTTCCACCATCTCGTCTACCACCACCACCAGAACCACCAGGTTGACCACCTCCGTTGGGTCCACCGCCTCCGCCACCACCTTGTGATACTATCGTAGAGAAAGATGATGCTGAACCATTATTTCCTTGCGTAACGCTAAATCCTCCGCCAGAACCTACAATAACTGCATAACTTCCAACTGCTGGTGATACTGGTAGGTTATTATCTTCTCTCATACCACCAGCACCACCACCGCCTTCTCCGCCGCCACCACCACCAGCGACTACAAGACATTCAACGGTTGTTAATAATGGATTTGTAATTCTAAATGTTCCGCTACCTGTAAATGTGTGGACGATATGTCCTGCTGGTGTTCTACTGATTGAACCACCAAGTGCTTTAATACCTTCCGATTGATCTCCAACTGCATACCAACCAGTATTAGTATAGAGTTCAAGAAGATTTGTATCTGAATTATAAACTAACGTTCCGATTGCAGTATTAATACCAGCGTTACGTTCTGTTGATGATACGGTACCTATACCGATAGACTTTGGTTTTAAAAATGTATCACCAACTTGAATGCTAGTTTGTATACCAGATAGTTGACCACTAAAAGTAGTAGCAGTTATAATTCCAGACGAATTAATATCACCGACTTTAATATTTCCAGAACCAAGATCTAAAGAAGTCGTTGGTACCGTGGTTCCAATGCCAATATTTCCGGAAGAATCTTGATGTACTCCACCGGTGCCTGATTGATGTTTCCAGCTGTTAAATCTTATATCAGACATTATCTGTTGTTTTATTTGTATTTATTATGATATTTTGGCACCATGAAAAGATGTATAATTTCCAATGACTTCAACTTGTCCGCCAGACCAATAGACATCAACCTGATCATTAACTGCTAATTGAACAACAACATTATTGTGATGAATTGAGTTGTCTCCAATATCATCAGAACCAGATTGTCTCCATTCTGCTCTTTGAACAATAGTTCCATTTACACGAATATCCCACATAGCATCTTGATTGAGATTTGTGTATGTTCCAGCACCAAAAATGTATGTGCCTGCAACAGGCGCTACAAACATATAATTTGTGTTATTATAGGAGTTTGTTTTATCAAAACAACCAAAATCGGAATGAACTGTAAATGGTATTCTAGCGGCAGAAGTAATGATGCTGGCGTTTCCATTATAAGATGCTCTAAACGCAGGTTGATTTGGTATTGTTAAACTACCTTTGGAATCAAAAGTTGCTACTGTTCTTAGATTACCTCCATCCGGTTTTACAAGAACATTAAGATGTCCACCGGTGTCATCTGGTTTAGTATTTGCAGTTTCTGGAACGTTAACGTTCGTTCTTCCCTCAAAACCAGCTTTAATACCTGGATTAGCTGTAGTATTAGCAGTCCCTACTACATTATTTCCAAACACAATAGTTCCAACTCGTGTATTGCTTGGATTTGTATTTGGATTTGCTAATAAGATAGTTCCATCAGCAGAAGAATTTACATTTCCTCCACTAGCACCACTAAAACTATAAACTTTTTGATATGTATCCGAGCTCCAATTAAGATTTGTTTTATGCATACCTTCACCGAAGGTTGCTTCTCCCCTTACATCTAATGTATGAACGGTTCCGATACCAATGGTTACTGTACTTGAACCAGAACCAACGGTTACAGTATCTGTGATTGAACTAATACCAGAAATAGTATCGGCATTCCAAGTTATACTTCCGCCAGCAGTTCCAATTGCTACGTTGTTTCCAGTAGCAGGTATAATACTATTGACTTTAAGATTACTGGACATTTAGAACTCCGTTACTATTCTGGAAGTCTTGCATTGAATTCTTCATTACGTTCAGATGCTGTTTTAATAACACCTTCCTCAAATGCAGCAAGAACCATTGCAGGTTTTCCAACCGCAGTGATTGGTTCTTCTTTTTCAAGTTTATAATTCGTATATAACTGACAGATTTCGTCAATAGCAATACGTGCTCTGTTATGAGCGGCATTATCAATCCATTCAAAAACAGAAGCAGATACGTATTGCATTGCTTTATCTTCCGCTTCTGTAAAAGATACTGTATAATCAATCATAGTTAATAATGAATTTCTTAGATATTTATCCTACAAGGAAACCGGAGAAAAAACTATGAACTTCGTTTAAATTGCCAGCGTACATTGTTAGATCAGCATCAGTTGCTCTAATATCCATAGTATCACCTACTTGCATATCTTCAAGTAAGGTCATTTCATATGCGTGGTCAACTTGATTACTGACTGAGGGTCCATGATATCCGTTTTGAGATCTTGCAGCA